CGGTATTAATGGATTTGTCCATACACGTGTTAAAGAATTGATGGAAGGTGGATTCTTAACAGTATTTTTATTGATGTTTCAATATTCAATGACTAATAAATTAGATTATATTAAAAAAAGACAGGATGGATATATTTATAAAGATGAAAATGCAATTTCCTCCTATTTTACACGCGTTTCTAATCCTCAATCTACGCCAAACGTTTAAGTGATTCTTTCATCAATTCATCGCGCATATCCGCACTTGCAACTTCACGGCTCTCAAAATCAACTGTCTCTTTGACACCAATCAAATTACCTTCTTCGTCCATTGTCTGAGTGAGAACATTTCCGCTTTTAGCCGCCTTTTCAATATTTTCTTCGATTGCTTTCTTCTTGGTCTCCTTAATACGTCTGTCAAATTCTTGTTTTGCCTTGGCCTCATTCTTGATTTTCTCACTATGTAATTGATTTAGCTCTTCTTCCATAAATTCGACGCGTCCAGTTTTGTATGCATCCGGATCCCAAGGAATCCACATACCAATGGGTCCTACGTAAATATCGTGATTTGGATCATATTCACGCACCTTCTTGCAATGCATTTCGGCTTCTTCTTGTGTAGGAAATACGCCGCGGATTTTCAAACCACGTGTAGAAGTCTGGAATGCGTGTTCCTTTTGAAATTTAGCATTCAATTCCTCTTCCTTCTTATCCATAAAATTTTTGAAATCATCACACACAGTATTCTCCGTAAGTTTCGATTTTTCTTCTTTTACGAACTCGACGAAGTCATCATTTAGTGTTTCAATTTTGATATTATATTTATACGAAATAAAATGAATAAAATCCATAAACTTTTCCATAGATTTAGTAAAATCCCATCCATCGACGAATTTTTCAAAAAGAAAAAGTTCTCTCTTTTTTAAGATCTTTTCTGGTGAAATAAAAGACATACAGGCAAATTTTTGTCCTGCCATTGGCGGATCTTCATCGCATAAATCAATATATTTAGGATTCGGTTTTCCATTTTTTAATGTCTTTCTTTCAAAATTTGTCATTCTATTTTCTGTATAAGATACTTTAGAGATATTTGTTTATATATTTTTTTAATTAAATATTTTATTTTGTTTGAATATAATATAATATGAATTTTGATTTTGGAGAACTTGTCAAACGTGTTATTAAGTATTTAATCGAAGGTCTTATTGTAGCTATTGCCGCCTATGCTATTCCCAAGAAATCCTTGAACTTTGAAGAGATCTTCATCATTGCTCTTACTGCAAGCGCCGTTTTTGCTACCTTGGATTGTTTCATCCCTGCTATGGGTGCAAGTGCCAGAGGAGGAGCGGGCTTCGGTAGTGGAGCTAATATTGTTGGGTTTCCTGGTGGTTTGTAAGCATAATAACTGCATAATTTATATAACGTCGTAAAATAATCGGACTATTTCAATTATTTTATCAGTTTTGTAGGGAACCTACGGTTCCCCTACGACCCCTCCCTTTTACACCTTCTAATATATTCATTCATGGATTACTCAAAGGGAGGGGTCATAGGGGAACCGTAGGTTCCCTATAAAAATGAAATGGATTTAACGATAATCATAAAATTAGACAAAAAATAATTCAATAAAATGAGTATAATCCAATAAAATAAAAAATAAAACCCAGTAAAAATCTCATTTTGCGAATAATGCAAAGTGTGATTTTTTTATGCCAGACAATAAGAGTATTCTCCATATACTTTTTGTTCTTTCTCACTTCTACTCATTTTTGCCGAATTTATATTTTCTTCAAATGCAGCAGCAGCAATAGAATCCCACTTTTTGAGAATATCATTGGTTCCTACTTTTCTTTTTTGAACCTTTTTTCCAGTAGATGAAACAATCTTGGCTTCTCTTTTTATTTCTTTCAAACCAATACCGTAATAACCTTCATTTGAACATTCTCCAGTCCAAACCGTGGCTTTCAATACATAATCTAATGAATTCAAATATTCTTTAATCTCTTTTATTTCATTTCCCGTAATGGGTTTTTCAACATTTTGTTTCCATTTTTGATATTCATCCAATAAAACCGAGTTCAATATTTTTCCCGTATCAGAAAAAGCACAACGTTGAAAAAGAAAATCTTGAACATCTGATTCTTTTTTTTGTTTTATATATTCTACTGTTTTCAAAATGATTCCTCCGTATCCGTGATTTCCATTTACACGTTTTTGTCTAAATCTTGTATCCAAATAATTCTTTAATGCGTGAAATGTTTCTTTTTTTGGTTTTGTTTTCAACCACAAACGAAATCTGCCTTCTATATTTACAGATAATTCTTCAACATCTGGACGAACAATACAAACTGTATCTACAAATTCGTTGAATTTTTTATGTAATTCATCTTCTGGTAATAAAACATTATGATAAACGGATTGGTTCTCATTGACAACTGTTTCAATTGCTTTTTGATTTTTTTCCAATTTTTCTTTTAGATTTATAATTTCAATCAATTGAGTTTCAATAGTTTGTTGATCTTTGGTTCGTTCTTCTTTGAGGTTTTTTATTTCGGTTTGTAATTCTTCATTTTCTTTCATTATTCGATTAAAGTTATCAATGGAATATGTTTTTGAATGAAGAATATCTTCAATATATTTGGCTAGTCGATTGATAGTAAAATTAGTATCATCATACGCAATAATCTCCGTTTTCTTTTTTCCCTGAACTTCTATTGTTCTTATATGTTTTTTTATTTTTGGATACGTTTTAATCAGGTTCTCTATTTCTACTTTATTTTGAACCCGAAATGCTTTTTCTAAAATAAAATTATCATATATTTTACGATGATTCTGGCAACGTGTTTGTAAATCATTAGTATGACCAAATTTTACTAGTTTTTCTCCTTGTTCATTTTTGTTGTCAATTTTTCCGAAATAAATACATTCTGTATTTAAGGGAAATTGGGAGATCAATGCTTGTTCTGCTGCCTTACGTTTTTCGTATTCTTTTGATTCTTTTATTTGTATAATAGTATTTTCTTTTTGTTCTAATTGTTGTTTCAATTCACTGGATTCTTCTTGAATAATTTGTTGTAAAATTTCTTCTAATTTTACAAAATATTCGTGAATTTCATTTGATTTTGTAGTATCTGCTTTTATACAAAATAATTTGAAACATTTTATATTTAATAAAATAGTATCTTTATTATGACCTCCTCTACCATTTTTTTGCTTTTGTTCCAACAAAAGCAAACATTTATAATCAATATTAGGTCTAAAATGTTTCTCTAATAAAATTTTAGCATTTACTTTTTGTTTAAAACCTAACCATTTCCATATATTATCCAAATCAATTACAAAATCAGTTGTTGAGTTATAATTCAAATAACAATAAAAAGAACTAACAAATAATTGTTGTTCCATTTCAGTAAAATTTTCTTTGATTTTACAAAGAAGTTTTCCATTATATGTATTAGAAAGCTTGGTAATTGGGTTGGATTCAATCAAATTAACAATATTCAATGCCTGCATATTATTATAAATAAATATAACGTGTTGTCTTTATATTTATTTTTATCATTTATTGTTTTTGTTTTTCAAAAAGAAAAGCGTTTTCATAAAAAGAAAGCACTTTTTATGAAAACGGTTTTTATAAACCATTATGCAGTCATTTACCACTTGGTTTTCTTTACTTGTATTGCCGTGCTAGTCTTTTTCTTCGATTTACTCGGATCATATGCTTCATCTTCATCATCTGACCCTAAATTTTTCGATATTTCCCAGAATTCTTTGGAACCCAACTTGTAATCAGGCCGACTTTCCGCCTTATACCAAAATATTTGATCCGTTATTTTATTCGATTTCGAGTTATTATTTATGACGAGACATTCATAATTTTCAGTAGTTTGATCCATTATACTGCTAAATGACTCAAGAGTTGGCATCATACTCGCATAATTCTCCCATATGCGTTTGCGATTCGTTAAATATGGCTCTCTCAAAATAAAAACAAAATCTATATTTGTCCTTAGCATTGGTGGTATGCCGAGTGGATATTGCATTGTGATGATAAGCATGACCTTCCAATGCCTACCGTTTAGGAAGAGGGTACGCATGAGCTTATCCCGAGTCCATGTCTGATCATACAGACAATCATCTAAAATAACAAAGGCGCGAGGATCAATTGTCGACCGTTTATACATTTCAATCTCTTTATTGACTTGTTTCAATACGGTTTTTTGTCTACGTAAAATGTTCTCAATCAAAACAGAATTATATTCTTCGTGAATAAAAAGTTTAGGTACAATGCCAGCGTAAAACCCATTACCAGCTTCTGTTCCAGAAATAACAGTCCCAATAGGAATATCTTGATGATGATATAATAAATCACGAACCAAAAACGATTTACCAGTATCACGGCGACCAATCATAACAATGACTGGACCTTTGTTTTCATCAGTTTTAAATGTGATTGAACGCATATCAAATTTTTTCAATTCCAAAGTCATATTAATCTATATGATAATAACAATATTTATTTAATATCATATAATACGAAGGACACATTGTGGGGAAACTTACGATTCAAATTTTATAACAAACTAAGATATATAGAAAGTATTATTATTATTGCAACTAAAATTTTTTATATATTACCCATCTTTATCTGGTTCACTAAATAAGGGAGGGGTCGTAGGGGAAAGGCCTTCAGATGCGCATAGCGCATCCAAAGAAGTCGCCGACAGTTGATGGCATTCGGCCATCTTACCGTAGGTTCCCTACAAACACGTTTATAACAGTAATTATTTATATTATTTGATAATTATAATTGAATGAAAAATACAGAAGGTCCTAAATTCCATATAGATTACAAAAAAACTGGATGGTTGGATTTGAAATATTTAGAGGAACAATATGAAAAAAATAGGCCGCCGAATGAAGAACTCGAATATAATCCTTACAAAATTGATAAATTACAAAAATATAACTGTATTTATTCACAATTTTTTGAAATGAATGATACTAATTTTAATCAAATCAGTTTGAACCATAAATATGATATGATTAATTTAGAAACAATCAGAGAAACTGAAGTAGAAGAAAACAAACAATCACCAGTTTTTATAAAATTTTCTCCATTATTAGATCCAACACGTTATATGGTTGGTAAATATGATTTGAAAAATGATAATTTGAAAATGTTACCTTCAATTAAAAACAAAGATGATTGTCATCCCAAATTATTTAGCATACATAATGCTTCTTATGTTGATTGTTTTTTCAGTTATTTAAGTAGTATGTTATTAAATCATCATTCAATGATTCACGGCGTAGATTTTTATGGTTCCTATTTAGGAATTCAATCAAAATTTAAAGTAGATATTAGTGATGATTTAGAATATTTATACAATTCTCCTTTTTTCAATAATCATCTAAATAAATTGTTCACGATTACAAAAAGTTGTGAAAATCCATTTATGAATTTTGGTTCTCGAACAAATAAAAATCGTCTAAAAATATCTAAAAATATTACTCTAGGTTCTGTTATTTCTATTGAAGAAGTTGAAGATATTGAAAAAGGTGAAACGATTGAAGATATTGGAGATATTGAAAAGGTTGAAGATATTGAAGAAATTAAAAAACTTGAAACATTTGGAGGCGAAAAAAAAATAGAATATTCCAAAGAAGAAACAGGGCATTCAGTATCAAATACGACAGCTAGTTCAAGTGATTCTTCAAATGATAGCGAATTGAATTATAGTTCAGATGATAAAGATGACGAAAACTGTAATGATGATAATGATGAAGAAGATGATGATGATAATTATGAGGACATAGAAGATGATAGCGATGATAGCGATGATGAAGAAGAAGAAGAAGAAATATATTGCTATATCAACAATTTTCCAATACAAATGATTTGTCTAGAAAAATGCGATGGAACAATGGATGAATTATTTGAAAAAGAACTTTTGGATGATATTACATCTGCAAGTGCTCTTTTTCAAATTATAATGACATTATTGATTTATCAAAAAGTTTTTCATTTTACACATAATGATTTACATACAAATAATATAATGTATAAAAATACAAAAGCAAAATACATATATTATTGTTATAAAGGAATCTATTATAAAGTCCCTACTCACGGAAAGATATTCAAAATTATTGATTTTGGAAGAGGTATTTATACATTTCAGAAAAAACTCTTTTGTAGTGATAGTTTTTCATCTACTGGAGATGCAACAACTCAATATAATTTTGGTCCCTTCAACAATGAAAAAAAACCTTTATTAGAACCAAATTATAGTTTTGATCTTTGTCGTCTAGGCTGTTCAATCTATGATTTTATTATTGATGATGATAATAAATACGAAGACCTTGATGAATTTCAAAAAACAATTTATCGTTGGTGTACAGATGATAATGGAAAAAATATACTCTATATGAAAAATGGAGAAGAACGATATCCTAATTTCAAATTATATAAAATGATTGCGAGAACCGTTCACAATCATACACCAGAAAAACAGTTGGAGTTTTCATTTTTCAATCAATTCAGAGTTTCACCTAAAACAGTAAAAAAAATTAAAGAAATGGAGAGCCAAATTATTGATATTGATAAGATTCCATCCTATGTGTAAATCTCACTATATGTAGAGCAAAACATATTTATAAATTCTTCTCTTTCTGCTGTAGTAAATAATCCCCAATATTGACGAACCGCTTTTTTTGTATTTTTACTAAAATACATTTTTGTTATATATGATTTTTTCTCGAGTTCATTTTTATTTTTCATTGAATGTTGAAAAACAAAAGATCTATCCCAAATAGAGAAAAAGAATGAACTATATTCATCATTCATAGGACAATCATTATTGATGAATCTACCAATATCATTGATTATCCAGTTTGAGTCTTCAGGTTCTTCTTCCCCCCATTCGACAATAATTTTGGAATAATAATATTTTTTTACTAGATTTATTGTTGTATTATAATTACGAATATCTTCTAATAATTTAGTCGATTGAAAATTATACACCTTTGAACATTTAAGTTCGCACAAAATAAATAATATGATAAATTACATAAAAAATATTTATCATACTATACTAACTATGAATGTTGATGAACTAATTCACAAATTAAAAATTACAGAGGAAGAAAATAAAAAATTACAAGATGAATTAATTCAAACCAAAGAGCATCTCAAAAAATACACAGCACCAGCAAGTAGAAAACTATATTATAAAAATAATAAAGACGAACATAAGCAACGGGTTAAGGAATATAAAGAAAAAACTAATTATTCTGCTAATTTATCAAGTGAAAAAAAGAAGGAATACGCACGACGAGCATACTTAAATAAAAAGGAAAAATTAAAGAAACTTGAAGAAAAAAACGAAAATGAAAACATTTAGGAATTTATATAATTATTTGTAATAACTATATAAAGATATAATCTTTGTATAGAATATAGAATGGTCAAAAAGAAGAAGTTGAAAGACGAATTCAAAGAGTTTAGGAATAATGATAAATCAGCATACAAAACTATCAAAATACCACTCAAATCTGTTTTACTCAATCGTGATTTAGTTCAACCCGTAGTAAATAATTTGGTTTTTGAAATAAACGATTTGATGATACATACCTACCAGTTTATCCGTTTGTATGTGTTGAATTGCTATTCCAATAAAACGGCTTTGCCTGAAATTGATAATACATTTATTTTGTATTGTATCAAATCATTAGGAACACGAAGCAATCAAGGTGTGAAAAGTAAAAATACAGAACTACTTGATAAGTTGGAAAAGTTTTATTTAGAAGAATATCAACCATCAGTAAATCACGAGAAAACTAATTTGAAAAATACCACTTTTTTATTACCTTATTTAGCAACGCAAATTAATACTTCTTTATCCAACAATGTACAAGAACATTTTATTCAGCACTTTTTGAGATTTATCAATAAAACAACAACGCAAATAACCAAAGATAAATCCATTTTATTCAAGTTGAAACATAAATTGATGACTTTGAATAATGAAACGGATGAAATATTCAATGAATGGAAAATCACTCATTTATCTAACATTTTACCAATCAATATTACCAAGTCAGTTTATTATGATGTGAAAGTTAGACCATTTGAATATTTGACAGGAATGTTGTATATGAATGAAGTATTGGAAAAACAAGAAAGTAAATTGTTTCAACCCTTACCGTTACGAAACAATATTGTTCCAAAACATATTATTTTGGATACAGCAAGTTTGGTGAGTTTATTCTGTCCAGCCAATAAAACAGATGGAATAAAAAAGGGTGAATTACATAAAAACCTCAAAGAAAATAAACACGATATTTGGAATGCCTTTTTAAATTTGAACCATAAAATATTTAGAAACCAAAATTACCAATTTCACCATCAAATACAAACTGACGGAGTATCTTGTTGTTTGTTGTTTATTAGAAAAGATTTGAAGGATAAAAAATGGGGTTCAAGAGTTCCAGTGATTCCAGACCAAGACTTTTATGGTATTGAAGATTTATCCAAAGAACAATTGGATACAATGAAAGATAGGAATATCGTTGGATGCGACCCTGGAAAACGTAGTTTGGTTTATATGATGGATAAAAATGGGAAGAAATTACAATATACATCATCGCAACGAAAAATAGAAAGTTATGGAAAAAGAAACCAACGAATATTATTACAAGAAAAGAAAAAGCATAAAATTATTGAAAAAGAAACTCATTTATCATTTCAAAATAGCAAATCAGTTGATTATATAAAGTTCAAAGCATATTTAGTTGAAAAAGATAAACTAAATAAACAAGTTGGCGAATTTTACCAGAAAGAAACTTGGAGAAAAATAAAATTTAGACAATATAGTTATGGTAAGAAAAGCATTGATAATTTCCTGAATAAAATCCAAGAAATATTTGGTTCAAATGTCCTAATTGGTTATGGAAATTGGAGTAGGGATGCACAAATGAAACATTTTATGCCTACGATGAATAAAGGATTAAGGAAACAAATCCATAAAAGATATGATACAATAACAATCAATGAATTCAATACCAGTAAGAAATGTTGCGATTGTTATAATGAAATGAAACACTACAGAGATGAAAAGAATAAGGAAGTATATCGTCTTTTCGTGTGTTCTAATTGCGTGAGTTGCCAAAACAAACAAACCGTATTTAGAACCCGAGATGCGAATTCAGCAGTAAATATAATGAACTTGACTACTTGTTGGATAAAAAGTCAAACAAGACCAGAAGAGTTTAGTAGGGCATCGTCTTTCACTTGTTTAGGAGAAGAAACAAGAAAAAGTAAGACAATCGTTGTTAAAGCCGTAGGAAAGCGGTAAGCACAACTATTGATTTTACATTTTTTATTTTTTGTTTTCGTATTTTGTGCGAACTTAAATGTTCAAAGGTGTAAATAAATGGTAAAATATTATTATTGAAAATTTCTACAGGTATTTTTTTCCATAATAATGATGTTATTTCCATTATTATAGAATTATAAATAAGATTCTATATTATTATCATAAAATTATACATCTAAAATCCAGGCGCATCAGTAAATATTTCTGTTGATGCGACACTCAAATTCTTGCTTTCTGTAATAACATTAAAAAAATCAGTAATCGAACTATCTAAATGAAAGCAAACATAAGTTGCCACAATTGATGATGAAAAAACAATTATCGCATCTCTTACGAAAAATTTCAAAGGTTTCAATTCATTCTCTAAATATTTCATTTCAAGAAATTTGAATAAACAAAAAAGAAAAGTAATCAAAACAGAAATAAGGACAACCTTTTGCATTTATATATACAAACCAATCAAAAATTATAGGATGATAAACGCAACAATCGATTATCAATCTATAATTCTTCAAAATCTAAAAGAGAAATATCATTATCTGCGTCAATAGATGGCTTATCCATATCTAGAATATCAAATCCGCTCAAATCTATAGGCTCAGTATGAATTTTTATTTTGTCAGTTTCTTCTTCTGCTTCTTCTTCCAATTTTCTTTGTAATGCACGTGCATTACTAATCTCCTCGAGACGTTCAATTGTTTTTGGTGCTTCTTTTACAATGACTTTATCTTCTCCATCGAGAACAGAATCTATATCATTGAAACTCAATTTAGTGACAACTTCTTCTTCGTCTATATTTTTAATAGATGGCACAACTGCAGGGATTTCTTCTTCT